CAGAGTGCGATACAGGCAGGATACAGCAAAAAGTATGCAAATACTAATGCTTCAAAATTACTACAAAATACTACAATTACGGAATACATAAAACAGCTCACCGAAGACGCCCAGACTGCACGCATAATGACCGCAAGAGAACGGCAGGCGACACTTTCCGATATAGCTAAGGATAAGCAGAACGAGCTGTCGGACCGTATCAGAGCTATTGACACGCTGAATAAGATGACGGGGGAGTATGTGGCAAAGATACAGGCAGAAGTCAGAACTTCTGACAAGCTCTCCGATGTATTTGCTCAGATAGGCGGTGAGGGGCTTGACGAGTAGTTTTCCTCTGTCACAAAAATATATCGACTTCATCAACAGCGTGCATAATGTGACAGCGGACTTTCTCGAAGGTACTACCGCAAGCGGAAAGACAACCGTCGGCGCAGGCGTAAAGTTCATGCGTATGGTGTCGGCAAGTAGAAAGAAGCTCCACGTTATCGCCGCAAAGACAACCGGCAAGGCAGAAGAAACGATTATTCAGCAGGACAACGGCATTCTTGACCTTCACGCAAACGCAAAGTATTTCGGCAACGGCGATAAGGATTATAAACTGCCGCATATCAAGTTTGAGGGCAAGATAATCTATGTTCTCGGATATGACAACAAGGATAAATGGCAGATGGCACTCGGCGCTCAGTTCGGGTGCGTCTATATCGACGAGATAAATACCGCCGATATAGAGTTCGTCCGTGAGATGTCTACCCGAAATGATTACCTTATGGCTACCCTGAACCCCGATGATCCGGGCTTGCCGGTGTATAAAGAGTTTGTCAACCGCTCACGTCCATACAAAAAATACGCCTGTGACGTGCCAGATGAAATAATGAAAGAGCTTACGGAAGAACCTGTGCCGGATTGGCGGTACTGGTTCTTTACTTTTCGTGATAATCTTTCGCTGACCGATGAGGACATACAACGAAAGATGCTTGCCGCCCCGAAGGGTACTAAGCTGTACAAGAACAAGATACTGGGCTTGAGAGGGCGTGCAACGGGGCTTGTTTTCGATTTACAACCCCGTAATATAATTTCACTCGGTACGGCGCAAGGCTTTAAATTCGAGCGGTTCTCGGCGGGTTTAGATACAGCCTACTCGCAGTCCTCACCTGATACGATAGCATTTACGTTTGTGGGGATCACGGCGGACCGCAAATGCGTAACGCTTGACGAGGAAACATACAACAATCGTGACCGCCGTGTGCCGCTTACACCGTCCGATATTCCGAAAATCTTTACCGATTTTCTTGAAAGAAATCGCAAGCTGTGGGGCTTTGCAAAAGATGTCTACATAGACAGCGCAGATCAGGCAACGATACTCGAATGCCAGAAGTTCAAGCGGCTTTCGGGAAGCCTGTATAACTTCATACCTGCGTTCAAGAAAACGAAAATAATCGACCGTATTCACTTGCAGTCAGCGTGGCTGGCGGCAGGTGATTTTTATATCCTGGAACATTGCAAAAATTACATAGCGGAGCTTAACATATACAGCTGGAAAGAGGATAAGGCAGAGCCGGAGGACGGCAACGATCACTGCATAAACTCCTGCCAGTATGCCTGGCTTCCGTTCAAATCACTTATAGGGAGCGTGAAAACAGATGAAATTTGACATAGGAGAGAAAGTCAGACAGATGTTTCTGAACTGGCTCAATATAAATCCTGCATCGGAGCAGACCTTTGTCCTGAACGAAAGAACGGGGCTTATGGCGGACATTCTCCGGGCGAAGCTGTGGTACAGAGGTGACGCATATGAGCTGTCGCAGTTCTTCAAGCAGCTCGGCTGCGGCACAAATTCTTTCTGGGGGAGCGTTCCCGATAACGAGAAAGTCCGCAAGATACACAGCGGCTTGCCTGCCATTATAGCCGATACGCTCGCCTATATCGTTTATTCGGATATGGACGATATAGCGGTCGAGGGCGAAAAAGGCAGAGCGGCATTTGAGGATATATCGCAGAACACGGACTTTACCGCACTTGTCGGAAAGGCAATAGTAGATACGCTCGTTGAGGGTGACGGCGCTTTCAAGATTTCGGTCGATGATACGCTGTCCTTAACGCCTATTGTTGAATTTGTGGGAGCCGACAAGATTGAATATCGCTATCTGAGGGGTGTCCTGACAGAAGTTATATTTCGCAGTGCCCACGAAGACGGCAACAGGATATATCAGCTTGAGGAGCATTACGGCAGAGGTTACATTGAAAGCCGATTGTACGACCACAGCGGTCACGAGGTGAGCCTTGACAGTGTTTCTTGCCTTGCCGGCATAGAACAACGAGTAGAGTTTGCCGGGGATTATATAATGGCTGTACCGCTGAAGTTTTACGCTTCTAAGAAATATCCGGGCAGGGGCAAGAGTATATTCGACGGCGGTAAATCCGATTGTTTTGACGCTCTGGACGAGGTTATCTCACAGTGGTGGGACGCAATCAGAATGGGACGTGTGAAGCAGTACATACCCGATAATATGATACCACGCAATGCCGAGAACGGCTCGGTCGGAAAGCTCAACCAGTTCGGCAACAATTACATCACGATAAGTCAGCCGTTGCAGGAGGGCGTTACCCCGAAGATTGAGGTAGTCCAGCCCGACATAAAGTATGACGCATTTGTATCATCGTATACAAACTGCCTGCTGATGTGCCTGCAAGGACTTGTATCGCCTGCGACACTCGGTATTGATGTCGGCAAGATGTCAAGTGCGGACGCTCAGCGAGAGAAGAAGGACGTTACGGGCAACACCCGGAACACAATAACGACAGCGCTTGAAAAGGCTCTGCCTGAGCTTGTGTCGGCTGTATTAAAAACATACGACAATATGCAGGGCAAAGCACCCGAAGAATATGAGGTAAGCGTTGATTTTGGTGAATATGGCGCACCCGACTTTGACAGTCGTGTAGAAACGGTCGGCAAGGCAAGTACCTACGGCATTATGTCGGTCGAAACGCAGGTCGAGGAGCTGTGGGGCAGTTCTAAAGAGGACGAATGGAAAGCCGGTGAAGTCAAGCGTATAATGCAGGAAAAGGGGCTTGCCGATGGTGCGACATCTGCGGTAGGTGATGAGCTTGCTTAGTTTCAGAGATATTGCAAGGATATTTGAAGAGATAGAGCTAAGGCTCATTGCTTCGCTGAAACGCAATCTTTCACGGCACAAAGCTGAAGAAGAAAAAGAAGGCTTTGAATGGTCTGCGTGGCAGGCTGAAAAGCTCAATAACATTGACAATTTCCGCAAGGAGAACGCTCAGATAGCGGACGAATATGTAGATGTTATTGACGATGAAACCCGACAGCTTATGACGGATCAGTTTCACGAGGGAGAGCATACAGCGGAGCAGTCGGTCATTGATGTTTCGGAAAGCGGCGTCAATGTTCCCGATGTTCCGGCACAGCCTCAGCCGCCCGAAGCGCCGACAGCTATACCGGATGATCACTTTTTCGGGGTCAACAAGCCGAAGATGGATAAGCTGATGGAAGACGTAACAACGCTTGAAAAGACCGCCCTTACCGCCGCTGTGCGTAATATGGACGATGTTTACCGCACAACGCTGAACAAGGTACAGCTTATGATGGGCACAGGCTCAATTACGCTTAATGAAGCAATCGACCTTGCAACAAGGGATTTTCTCGACAAGGGCATAAACTGTATCGTCTACGCAGACGGCAGGCGAGTTAATATTGCCGATTATGTGCGTATGGCACTGCGCACAACGTCCACAAGGGCAACATTGCAGGGTGCGGCTAAACGCTTTGCGGAGCTTGGATATGATACCGTGCTTATATCGCAGTACGGAGGCTGCTCAGAAACCTGCGAGCCGTATCAGGGCAAGGTTTACATTGATGATGTATTCACAATATGGAACGGCGAGAGAAGCAGCGACTTCGGCAAGTCAAACTACTGCGACAAGTGGTTTATGCTGTTGTCTGTGGCAATCCGAGGCGGGCTGTTCCACCCTAACTGCCGTCATACTATGGGGCAGTACATAGAGGGGCTTACAAAGATACCTCAGCCGATTCCTGCCGAGAAGATACGGGAACAGCGAGAGCTCGAAGAAAAGCAACGGGCTATGGAGCGCAAGATAAGAGCGCTCAAACGCAAGGTTGAGGGCACGCAGGACGAGAAGAAGGTCAAGGAGTATAAGCGTAAGCTCCGAGAGGAACAAGGCAAGCTCAGAGAATTTATCAAAGAGCATGACGATGTTCTCCGCAGAGATTATTCAAGAGAGAAGATCTACAGCGGTAAGGGTGAGCCGAAGCAGACAGCTCCGAGAACGGAAGAAGCGCCTGTTAAAGTTACCGATACCGAAAGCAAAAATCCTGTTCCGACAAATAAAGAGCCTAATATTCCTCAGCCGGATAATAACATTTCCGAGCCGGAAAATAACGTTTCTAAGCCGGAAAATAACGAAAACACAATGAATTTTGTACAGTCTGAGCCTATAAAGCCTGTTCAGAGCAACGAAGACACAGACGATACGCCGACTGCGGTTGTGTCTGATGAAGCCGTTGAAACTGTTGAAACTGCCAAAACGACAGAAAACGTACAGGAAACTGTAAAACAGCCTGTTGAAGCAACGGCAGACAGCGAAGAAGACGTACAGAATTTTACAGATGATACTGTTGACAATTCGGATGAAAGTGATATAATAGATATTGAAAGATCTATGGCGGCTAAGTCGTTTGATAAGGCTACTAAGTATGCAAGAAAAGAGCTTAAGATTTCTATTTCTTCGCTCTCTGAATTGCCATTAGAAACAGTAAACGCCATTAATTCATCAATGCACCGCTTGTATCAAGAAATACCTGTGTTAAAGGGCTCTGTTAGTGAGGTTGTGCTTGAAGATATGGCTGAAATAGCAAAAGCTTCTGTGTCTTGGCTTGACGGTACAACTCCACGCATTAGAATTAAGATTAATAGCTTATTGTTTCAATCTGGGTCTATTGGTGAGATTGAACAGCATATTGCACAAATTGCTATAAACCATGAGATTACGCCAAAAGACGGCATATATGGCTTGCTTTTACACGAAAGCGTACATATTAGGGAATATTTGATTACAGCAAAAAAGTGTAGCAGTTTAGCTGAATTTAAGTTGTCGCTTGATAGTTTTGAGGAAGCAAAATCAATTATGAACACGGCTTTGGCAAATTGCGGATTGTTATCAGATACAAGAGTTTGTGAACGATTCTTATCAGAATATGCTACTGAGAATCCGGCAGAATTTATTGCTGAAGCATTTTCTAGCACTGAAAACAATGATTTAGTTCTTGAAGTAAAAAGACTTTTAAAAAAGAAATGGGGTATGTAATATGTCACTTTTTCTTTCACCAAAAGAGATTACAGGTAAATTCCATTATATACCCGGCTCTGTTGAGTTAAAAGAGGGTGTAAAACTTACTGAAAAAGAAAAGAAAGTGTTTGAAAATTTTAAGGCACAGGTTGAAGAAGCATTAAAAAAGCCAAGATATGAATAAACCGCCCACAGCAGTGAGCGGTTTTCTTATACCCGTGTGCAATCAATTGCACTTGACTTGAACACAAACTTTGCAAAAACAGCCGTTTTTTGTGAAGTTCGGTGCAAATCAGAACCAAACTTAATAATTTTACCGCTCTTAAAAAGGGCGGTATTTTTATACCCAAAATCAAAGAAAGTGAGGAAAAGCAATGGAACCCGAAAAGAAAACTCCCGAAGAGGAGAAGAAGCCCGCTCCCACAGCGGAGCAGAAGGACGAGCCCAAGCCCGAAGAGAAGCCCGCCGAAAACAAGCAGACGGACGATAACGGCACGGCAGACAAGCCCGATGAGAGCAAGGCAGAGGACAAGAAGGACGATAAGCCCGAAGAAAAGGCGGATAAGCCCGAATCTGAGCCTGCACCCGCCGTTCCCGATGCAAAGGACGAGGAGATTTTAAGGCTGAAAACACAGATAGCCGCAATGTCGCTCGGTGTAAAGCCTGACTGTATGGACGATGCTGTGGCTATTGCCGAAAGCTACGTCAAGTCCGGCAAAAGCGAGGACATCAACTCGGCACTGTCGGCGGTAGTCAAGAAATATCCCGATATGAAGGCTGACGGCTCAGACGGCAAAAAGCAGGGCGGATTCAAGGTCGGTGCAGGCAGCTCCGACAAGGAAGAAAAGCCCGACAACAGCAGACTTGATAACGCATTCGGTATCAAGAAAAAGAAGTAAGAAAGGTAAGGTGTAAAAATGTCAAACACAATCAACTATGCTGAACAGTATACCAATCAGCTCAGAGAGCTTTACGGTCAGGAATCAAAGGCCGACGCTCTCTATCACTCAAATTCCGATATTCAGCTCAGAGGCGGGAAAACAATCAAGATACCCACTCTGTCGGTATCCGGCTATAAGGACCACACAAGAGCATCGCTCGGCTTCCCTCAGGGTACATACGAGAACAACTACGAAACAAAGACGCTCGATCACGACCGTTCTATCGAGTTCGTAGTAGATCCTATGGACTTTGACGAAACCGATACCGTTGTATCACTGGCGAACATTCAGAGCCGTTTCGACAGGACGCAGGCAATCCCCGAACACGACAGCTATACATTCTCAAAGCTGTATGCAGAGGCTGTAAGAGTAGGCGCAACAATAAAGCACGACAAGCTCACGATTGAGAATGTCCTCAAGGACTTTGACGAGAACCTCAAGACACTTGAAGATAAGGGCGTACCTCTTGACAGAATGATACTCTATGTCACCGCAGACTATAAGACGATCCTCAAGAACGCAGAGGGTATTCAGAGAACGCTCGACATCAAGAGCGGCGGCGGTATCGACAGACGTATTCATTCTGTTGACGATATAGGCAATATCGTTACAGTTCCCTCAGCTCGTTTCAAGACCGTGTACGATTTCACGGACGGCTGTAAGTCCGGTGTCGGCGCAAAGCAGATAAACTACATTCTCATTGACCCCGAATGCCAGGTGTCAAGAGATAAGTACGCATATATACATCTGTTTGCTCCCGGCTCTGACAGCAGAACGGCAGACAACTATCTGTACCAGAACCGCAAGTACAACGGTACATTTGCGATAGATCACCTGTTTGTTGACGGCTGTATCATGAATGTATCTGCTCTGACGCAGACATTCGCAGGTAACGGCTCGACAACTGCATTCACAGTGACCGACAAGCCCGAAAAGCTCATCGGCGTAACTGTAGACGGTACAGCGACAACAGACTACAGCTATGACAAGTCATCGGGTGTGATAACATTCAATACCGCTCCCGGCAACGCAAAGGCTATAGTCGTAACATACTAAGGAGGTAACTATGGTAGCAGTAAAGGCAAACAAGCAGTATACTATCACGGAAGCCGAGAAGAAGTCATACCTTGCACAGGGCTATGACATCATTGGCGATAACGGGGCTGTGGAGCATTCTCCGCAGGCTACCGTGCCGTATGCCGAATTTGAAAAGGCTCAGGCGGAGATAGCAAAGCTCCGTGATGAGCTTGCTCAGGCAAGGACGGCAAAGGCAAAAAAGGGTGAGGCTTAATGTACCTCACTTTTGCGGAATTTCAGACCTTATGCCCCGACAGCGCAATAACAGAACAGCAGTATAACGCCCTTGAAAACAGGGCGGAGAGCGACATCGACACACTGACCTTCAACCGCATAACAGCTATAGGATTTAATAATCTGACAGCGTTTCAGCGGGATAAGGTAAGGCTGGCACTGTCACAGCAGACAGCATTTGTTTTTGACAATGCCGAACTGCTTGACAGTCCGCTCAGTTCCTATAGTATCAGCGGTGTGTCAATGTCATTTGACAGCTCGAAGGTTATAAATTACTGCGGTGTCACTACAACACGGCAGATTTATAACACGCTATTGCAGACAGGGCTTTGCTACAGGGGGTTATAATGAAATATCCGAAACTTGTACCCGAAAGGGTTTGTACAACGCCTTGTACCGTGTATCGTACAGACGGACTTAACCGTGACGGCTCGAAGAAGCGGACGGTCATTTTTGAGGGCAAGTGCTTCCATTCGGAAAAAGCACGGCAGAAGCTCTCTGCGGAAAAACAGCTGATAACGCTGTCTGGCGAGGCTCTTTTCTGCGGTGATATTGCTCCCGACAGCCCGATCATTGACGGAGCTGTGGAGATAGGCGGCAGAGAGTACAAGATATACGGCTCGGAAAAGGCTAAAAACCCCGACGGGACGGTAAATTACACAAGACTGGAGCTGATATAGTGATAAAAGTAACCGTAAAGCTTGATAAGGCTGCTATAGCAAAGATAGAAAAAGCCGTCATTGACAGTGCGCAAGCGGCGATGGAACAGGTAGTGACCGAAGTACAGAACACAGCACCGCTTGATCAAGGCGACCTTATCAACGGTATATTTGTTCGTTCGGAAAAAAGCGGTAATACTGTTATCGCCACGATTGACCACAGTGCTTTGTATTCACGTTACCTATACTATGGTAAGGTTATGGTTGATCCGAATACCAAAAGCGCTTGGGCTAAAAGTGGTGTAAAGAAAGAAGTAACCGACAAAAAGTTGAAATTCCGCAACGGCAGGACTGATCACTGGCTTGAGCCGTACATAACAGGTGACAAAAAGGATTTTGTCAAAAACTCATTCACAAAAATTTTTAAGGAAAAAACAGGCGTATGACGTTACTTGAAACAGCCGATATGCTTGCTGATGTTCTCGGCATAGAGAATGTATATGCAGGCTGTATAGACGCAAATCAGGATAAGTGTATCGGCGTGTATGCGTCAAGAAACACCTATCCTAAGAAAATCAGCATAGGCGGAAAGCCTTGCACGAAAACACTTGAAAAGCACATCAGCGTACTGATACACTGGACGGACAATCCGACAACAGCCGAGAGTGCGGCAAACGAAATACTTGATAAGCTGACCGATGTACACGGCTATGTTGCCGAGGGGCACACGGTCGGCTTTTTGAGTTGCAGTGAGGCGCATAACGCAGGCAGAGATGAAAGAGGTATCTGCGAGTACGTTATTGATGCGACGGTTTATTACGAAAGGAGTAATTAATAATGGCTAACAAAACAGGAGTATATCCCGTATATGAAAATCAGTTCAAGATTGACAAGACAGGCGGCACAGGTGCGACAGCCGAGAATCTTGTAACTATTGCCGATATGGAGAGCTTTTCAGTTTCCATTGACGGCAATGTCGAGGAGTGGAAGCCGTTCGATCAGGAAGGCTGGACAAGAAGACTTGTGACAGGTAAGGCACTGACCGTCAGCGTATCCGGCAAGAGAAACATCGGTGACGCAGGCAACGATTATGTTGCAGGACTTGCACTTAAGACAGGCGCAGACAGCCACACAACTGTAGTGTGGACGTTCCCCAGCGGCGCAACGCTGACGATACCGTGCGTTATAAACGTGACGGAGTGGGAGTCGGGCGATTCCACAGCGGTTGCACCTCTTGCGTTTGATATTATGTCAGATGGCAAGCCTACATTTACAGACGCAGAAGCATAAAAGGAGAAAAATACAATGGCTAAGATGTACACACTTGATGAAAAGCTACTCGTAGGCGTTCCCGAAATACGCATCGGAGAAAAGGTCTACAAGGTAGACGATCGTGAAAAGACGGTCAAGAAGGTAATGGCACTTTACAATAACGGCGATAAGAAGGACATTGAAAAGATTGACGAGATGTTCAAGCTGGCGTTCGAGCCTGCCGCCGCTAAGGAGATAAGCGAAATGAATATGCCGTGGGCGGCATATCAGAAGCTGTCCGAGATAGTAATATCCGCCATGACGGGACAGGAAGATACCGAGCGATTTCACGAGTAATGAAGTCTGGTACGACATCGAGTATGACCGTGAGCTGATACGTCAGTCGATAGCAAAACAGTATCACATACTGCCGTCCGAGCAGGACGATCTGCACTATTCTGACTGGCTGAGCCTTGTATCCGGCATTATGAATGATACTCCGCTCGGTCAGACAGTGCGGATACGAAGCGAGGATAACAAGGAGATGCTCAAACACTTTTCGCCGTATGAAAACCGCATACGGCGGGAGTGGGCGGCATTCAGAGCGAAGAAACAGCTTGCGGAGAAAACTCCAAAACAGATACAGAGCGATATAACGGCTCTTGAAATGATGATAAAAAAGGCATTTGGGGGAGGTGAGTAAATGGCTGACGGAAACGGTGCGTCAGTAGGCACTATCAGCCTGTCGCTGATAATAGACGCAGAGCTTGACAAACAGCTTTCGGCTTTACAGAAAAGCATACAGGCACAGTGGGATAAGGTCGGTGAAACCGCCGAAAAGGCACTTACCGACAGTGTGGCAAAAGCCGCTGATAAGGCTGTAAAGCCTGTTGAGGAAGTCGGCAAGGCTGTAGAAAAGACCGTGACGCAGAGCGTTGAAAAGGCTGTGCAGAAGGTCGAAAAGCCCGCCGAAGAGGTAGGAAAGACGCTTGAAAGCTCTATATCCGAAAGTGCCGAAAAGGCTTCCGAAACTCTGGAAAAGGCGCTTGTCGAGCCTGTAAAGGAAGCGGAAAAGGAAGCAGAAAGTCTTGGCAAAGCGATAAATAACAAGTACGAGTTCGGCCCCGGTTATAGCAAAGAAGCTATGGATTTCGTGAACAACTATCAGCCGAAAAGCGATAAGAAGAAGTCCAAAGAAAAAGAGGAGCTCCCCGAAATTGATGTCGGCAGTTTTGAAATTCCTTCCGAACCTATCGACCGTCTGAACAAAAGTCTTGAGCTGACTAACGAAAAAATAGAGCTTGCACAGGAAAAGTGGAAACAGCTTAACAGAGAAATGGCGGCAATGTCTGATAAAGACATGGCAGGCGAAAAGGGCAATGCCGTAATAGAAAAAATAAACGCCGTTGAAACAAGTATGCTGAAACTGCAGCAGCAGTCCGAAGCTACTAAAGCCAAGATAGATAAGGCAATGCAGGCGGATGCAGAAGCCAAAAAGCTGGCTGAAGCCGCACGGCAGGCTGCCGAAGCGGTAAACAAGATACCTGAAAGCACAAACAACATAAATCTGCAATCGTTACCTGTCATAGCGATGCTGATAGACAAAATGCTGCAGGTTAAAACAGCGGTAACAGAGGCTGCTGCATCAAACGAAAAAGTGCAGAGTGCGGTAGAAAAAACTACCGACGTACTGGATTCGGGGTGTAAAAAGATTGAGCAGGTGCTGGAAACGGCCGATAAGGCGGCAAGCAAGATAATACAGCCTGTTTCAAAAGTGAAAAACACGTTGAAAACGGTAGGCACGGCGGTAAATAACTCGGTCATTGCTCCTGTGAAAAAACTGGCTTCCTCTTTTGCAAGCCATTTCAAAAGAGCAGAAAAACCTGTTGATAACCTTGAAAAGTCGGTCAAAAAAGTAGGTGCTTCTGCTGAAAAATCGCTCGGCAAAGCAAAAACTTCTGCCGGTGGATTCGGCAAGACAATAGGCGGACTTGGTAAAAGTGTCAAATCCGCACTTAAATCTACGTTTCTTATGGCAGGGCTTTATGCGGCGTTTCGTGGCATAAAGTCGGTAATGTCGGACGCTATCGGAGCAAACGAGGAGTTCGGCAACAGTGTAAAGCAAATAAAAGGCAATCTTCAGGTTGCGTTTACGCCTATAGTAAACGCTATCATGCCGGCGCTTAATACATTGGCATCCGGACTTGCCACAGCAACCAAAGCTATAGCGAGCTTTATTTCGGGGCTGTTCGGCACAACGTATAAAAAGTCGCTTGAAGCGGCAAAAAAGGTCGAAGCTGTCGGAAAAAAGGCTAAGGAAAACAGCCGTTTCCTTGCAAGTTTTGATGAGATGAATGTTGCTTCAAAGGACGAGAGCGACAGTTCTTCCTCTGATCTCTCTGCACTTGACAGCGAGGGCGATAAGACAGCCGAGGGTATCGGAAATAAGATTCGTGAGCAGATTAAAAAGGGGTTTGCTCTGCTGAAAAAGCAGTTTGCAAACGTCAAAAAGTATTTCGACACAAATTTTGCTCCGATATTTGCGGAGATAGGCAAAAAATTCGCACCCGTTATAGAGGGCTTCAAGGATAATATGAGCAAGGCCTGGAGTGATATGGCAACTCTTGCCGAGCCGTTCAAGAACTATTTTACAAATAATCTGACTCCGGCGCTTCAGACAGCGTTTAAGTCAATAGGTACGATAGCTTCAGGGCTTGGAGATACGTTTAATCTTGTGTTCGGTCAGCTGTGGGATAACGTTATTTTCCCTTCGCTGAACACAATGATAACAACCGTGTTACCGTTGCTGACAGATCAGTGGACGGCGACTGCAGAGGTTATGACGACACTCTTTGAAACCGTCAAGACAATATTCGACGAGGTTTTTGTAACCGGTGTTATGCCGATACTGACAACCTTGCAGGGCGCATGGAGCGATTTGTGGATAACCTCGGCAAAGCTATGGTCGCAGTATGGCGAACCGATGATGGAAGCTATTCAGTCGCTTATAACTTCAGTCGGTGATACAGTGCTGACGGTCTATAAAGAGTGGATACAGCCCGTTATACAGTGGGTATGTGACCTTATAAAATCCCTGTGGGACAAAGCAATAAAGCCTGTCTATGTAAAGGTCGTTGCCGTTGTCGCAAAAATCGTGGATTGCGTAAAAGCAGTATGGAATTTTCTAAAGCCGTTTGTCGATTGGTTCGTAAAAACGTTGGGACCCACGATAAAAAATGTACTGGCGGCGGTCAAAGGCGTTTTTGACACTGTATTTACCGCTATCGGCGATATAATCGGCGGTATTATTAAGACCTTCGGCGGACTGATAGACTTTATAACAGGTGTATTTTCAGGCGACTGGAATAAGGCTTGGCAGGGAATATGCGACTTTTTCAGCGGTATCTGGAACACAATCTGGGGCGTGATCAAAGGCGTTATCAATCTGATAATCGACGGTATTAATATGCTCTGGACAGGCATTTACAACGCAGTTAAGGGTATAGTTGACGCTATCGGCGGTGTGGCAGGCGCAATAGGCGATTTGTTCGGTCAGGACTGGCATTTCTCAATGCCTGAAAATCCTCCGCTGATACCTAAACTTGCAAAGGGCGGTCTTGCGTATGCGCCTACGCTTGCAATGGTCGGTGATAACCGTAATGCAGGAACAGACCCGGAGGTAATTGCGCCTCTGTCAAAGCTCAAGGACATCATCGGCGAAGGCGGAGATATGACGGAAGTCGTACTTCTGCTTCGTGAGATACTGGAGTTTCTGAAAGGTCTTAATCTTATCGCTAAGGGTGAGGTTGACGGTAAAACGCTTTACCGGTTGATAGTACGTCTGAACAAGGAGAACACATACAGAACGGGGGTAAATGCGCTTGGCTAAAAATCTGATATGGGTTAAGGGTGTTCTGCTCCCGCCGCCCGATATTGACGGCTATAATGCCACACGATGCAAGACGTGGGAACCAAACACCGGCAGAAATGCCGCAGGAACAACTGTCGGAAGCATACTTTGCTGGAAATACAAGATAGAGCTTAAATGGTCTTTTCTCACAGAAGCGCAGATGAAGAGCCTGCGTAATCTGTTTGAGAGCAAACCCGATTATTTTGCCGTAAAATTCGACTATGACGGCGAATATAAGGAGATAACCGCATACAGTACAGATCTCACCGCCACAGGTAAGCTGTACGCAGGAAGCGGCTATTATTACAAGAGTGTGTCAATAAATCTGATAGAAAGGTAGGTGATAGCTTGTATACAAATGTTTCGGATGATTTTCTGTCAGCCGTTAATGGTGCTGAGCCTGTCTACTGCTGCAAGCTGGATTTCGGTAATAATGTAACGGTGAACGATCTGTTCAGCGTAAGCTATTCGGGCGGATCGTGCAGTGAGAGCATAGTGCCGGGCGGAACTGTCATAGCAAACGCAAAAGTCGAGCTGTCGGCACTTCCTGCGTCGGTCAGAAAGGGAAGCGCTTGCACGTTGTATTTTGGCGTGAACGGCGAATACGCACCGCAGGGAGTGCTTACGGTAAAGAAAATCGAGAAAAGCGGAGAACTGTTGTCGGTAACGCTTGAGGATAACATGACAAAGACGGAAAAAGGCTATTTTTCAAGCCTGTCGTATCCGTCCACAACGCTGAAAATGCTGTCTGAGATAGCGACAAAGTGCGGCGTTGCCTTTAATACTTCGGGGCTTACGGCGGTAACGATAAAGGACAAGCCGGAGGGCTATACCTGCCGTGAAATAATCGGATATATCGCAGGGCTGTACGGCAAATTCGCCGTTTGTGACCGTACCGGCAAGATAGCGTTCAAGTGGTTTGATACTACGGCGGTGCAATTGTCCGATTTTTGCTATGACACACCCACAGTTGCTACCGACGATAGTACAGTCGGACGTGTGGTGTGCGGAGATTTTACAGCCGGCACAGGCACTGCGATAACATATGACTGCCTGTTTATGACTCAAAATCAGCTGAACACGGTGCAGAAGTCATTAAACGGATTTAAATACCGCACGGGCGAAATTCCGTTGAGGCTTGGCAATATGCTGATAGATGCGTGGGATATGGTGAGCATAACCTACGGCGGAGAAACTGTGAAAATTCCTGCCGCTACTATTTCCGTGGCATATAACGGCGGCCTGTCTATGACAATAGAAGCACCTGCCGAAGAGCAGTCTGCGGACAGCGGAGAAAGCTATAAGTCGCCTGCACAGAAGCAGGCGGAACGAATAACCGCAGATATAATCAGTGTAAAACAAGCATTACTCGAAAAAGCGGATATCACCGAGCTTAATGCACAGATTGCAAACCTTGAAAACGTCTATGCCGCAAAGGCTGATATTACTGAGCTTTCCGCACAGATAGCCACGATTGACAATCTGACGGCTAAGAAAGCAGATGTTGAACAGCTGTATGCAAAGAAAGCGGATATAGATGACCTTGTGGCCGATACAGCAACGCTTAAATCACTGAAATCCAATGTTGCAAACATAGATGTTCTGCTGTCGGGCAAAGCCGGCACGGGTGAGCTGACATCTATAAAGCTGACTGCCGAAAATGCGGAAATAGCGACTGCGCTGATAAAGGACCTTACAGCCGCAAACTTCCGGTCAAAGACCATCGAAACCGATGATTTTACGATAAAATCAAGCAGCGGAAAATTGCAGATAGTCGGAAACACAATACAGATCAAGGATGTAAATAATACCGTCCGTGTCCAGATAGGCGAGGACGGTAAATCCGACTATGGCATTTACGTTACCGATGCAGGCGGAAAGATAATGTTCACCTCTTACGATGGCTTGCACGAAGACGGCATAAAGAGCGGCATTATCAAAAATGATATGGTAGCTGATGATGCACATATCAGTGGCAGTAAGCTGGATATTTCGAGCGTTATTGACGGTATCAACGCCGATAACAGCACCTATCTTAATACAAGTAAGGTTGTCATAGACGGAACATCTCAGACGATAAATGCAAAATTCACGGAGCTGACTGCAAGCATAGGCAGTATCGGCACCCGCACTTCCGCTCTTGAAAGCGACCTGTCGGGCTTTCGGACAACAGTGTCGGAAACATACGCCACAAAGTCAGCGGTTGACGGTATACAGATAGGTGGAAGAAATCTGCTGTATGACAGCACGGGGAACATCAAAAACGGCTGGAGCGGTACTACGGTGGTAAACGTCGGGGGCGGAATATCAGGAAATAGCCTTTCGGTTTCAAGAACCGGGTATTCCGGCAACGCAAGATATTTTGGCACGAACAAGCGGCACTTTCTGACGGATTTTAACGTCGGCACAAGTTACACTCTGTCGGCGTGGATAAAGGTCGGAAGCAATGTAGAGCTTGACGCAAGCGGCTATGTAATGGCACGATTTCGCTCGGCAGATGATAAAAAGCTGTATGCCCTGTCGCTGACGGTGAGCAGTCAGACAGAAAAAGACAAGTGGATTTACTACGAAAAGACGTGGACGATAAATGACAGCGACATAGCAAAGCTCGAATGCGTAGCTCTTGCACTTGATAAAAACGGCATGATCGAGGCTTGCAACATCAAGCTCGAAAAAGGCACTAAGGCTACAGACTGGTCGCCTGCTCCTGAGGATACCACAGCCGAAATAACATCGTTATCAAGCAAGCAGGCAAGCCTTGAGCAGACGGTAGATGGATTTAAGGCAACTGTTGAAAGCACATACGCAACAAAAAGCTCTTTGAGCGGATATCCGACCATTACACAGATGAACTCCGCAATAGATCAAAAGGCTGGCAGTATAACAACGACAGTATCTCAACAGATAGCGGAAATAGCTGTAGGCGGAAGAAATATTATTACAGGCTCGGCAAAACTGACTATTGGAGCAGGGAAACGCCCAAAAGGGCATTGGAGGACCAGCGGGTCAGTAGCGACGGTGTCAGCACCGGTAATCGGTGTTCCATATGCCGATGATCTGACTGCGTGTGTTTTAACGGCTACTGCTGTAAATACTGATGGTGGAATAGTACAAGATGGCGTCCTATTAAATAAAGATGAGTATTATACCTTGTCGTGTTGGGTAAGAAATTCAAGCGCTAAGAGCGTAAAATGTGTTCTTCAACCTTTCTGGAAATCGAGCACAGACGCAAGCGGAAAAAAAGAATTTACATTGACTGCCTCTTCTGACTGGCAACGGTTGAGTTTTACATCAACAAAAAAGCCCGCTGTAAACGACAACTATGCGGCGGGATATGTATTTGTAAATGCTGATACTGTAGGTACAAGTATACAGATATGTGGTGTAAAACTGGAAACAGGAACTAAAGCTACGGACTGGTCACCTGCTCCCGAAGATACAGATAGCAGTATTTCGGAAGTCAAACAAACTGCCGACAAGATATCGTGGCTTGTGAAATCGGGAACATCGGCAAGCAGTATGAAGCTGACAAGCGAGGCTTTGAAGATTATTGCGGATACCGAAATCAAGGGCGATGTAATTGTTGGCGGAGTAATAAAGAGCGCTGATTACTCGGAGTTTATCAGAGGGTCAAAATGGGATTTGAGCAATGGAGCTTTTTATGCACAAAGTAGTACAGGGCTGATTACGCTATCAGACGGTCAGATAAATCTTGAACTGCTGGAAAACGGAGTCCGTACTGCAACAGCAACATCAATATATCCGCTTTTCGGTGGTACTGCTATCAGTAATAGTCTCGGAGAACTGTATTTAATAGCAGAATCCAGAGGGAGTGCGGCTCTGCACAAAAACCGTGATTGCTATGTAATGTTTAATGAAAGTGGAATGGTGACAGCAAATGGCTCGTATACAAATAGCCGAGATACTGATGGTAATATTGTACGGCTTGTAGCACTTACGACTGCAAATCACTTCCACGTTGGAAGTACCGACATTTCGGGTACTACACGACTAATATGCGGTAACCGTAACAAAATAGAGTTCTGCCGTCCGAGTGATAATAATACTATTACACCAATGGCATCGTTATCATATAGCAATACTATAGTTAGATTGTATATGCCCTTGCATTTTGACTTGGGCACCGATGGAGCTCATGCGTGTGTGCGTCAGCAAACAACCGGAGTTACTAGCGCAGATTTTGTAAAAATCGGAAATAGCACGCAACTCTTGCAACTGATAGGAAAGACTATCACCTCGACAAAGGCTATCACTACATCGTCAGATGCCCGTATGAAAAACCACATAGCCGACTTGCCGAGCAAATCTGAAAACCTTTTTGATTATCTTGACGGAAAGTCGTTTTTTTATAACGGTGACAATTCAACCGCTAAAAACTACGGCTTTATTGCACAGGATGTGCTTACAGCATTGCAAAAATGCGGGCTTACAACAGACGATTTCGCAGGATTCTGCGATATAAACGGCGATGGCAGTCAGTACACACTTGCGTATGAGCAGTTTATTCCGCTGATGTGGAATGAGATAAAAAGATTAAGAAAAGCACTAAGCGAAAGGAGTTAATTATGCTTAGAAGTAACAAAACAACACAGTTTGACGGTACAAGCTATATCACTGACGGAGAGGGCAACGAACAGACCGTAGCGTATTTCAGCGCTACCATAAGGACGGACAAGACCGTAACAATGAGCATGACAGTATCGAACGCTGTGCTGTACGAAGAAAACAAAACCACAGTCAGAGCGGATTATACGGAGTTTCAGACCGCAGTATATACCGCCCAGGACGCGGAGTAAGGAGAATCTATGAAGTTATCAACTGTAGTAAATGCAATCCCCGTCATAAGCAAGCTGATGAGCAAGGAACTGCCCGTCATACAGTCGTATGCTGTGGCAAAGCTGGCAAGGCGTATCGACGAAGAAACTAAGCTGTACAATGAGCAGAGGCAGAAGCTCTTGCAGAAATACGGCGAGCAGGATGGCGAGAAGTACGTTATCCGCCCTGAAAACGTAGATGTTTGCAATGCAGAGCTTGAGGAGCTGCTCAACATTGATGTTGATATACCCGAAAAGATTGATATTCTCTCGACGAATGTCGTTCTGACACCCGCCGAGATGATAGCAATAGAAGATTTTTTAGCCGAATAGGCAGAAAGGACGAAAAAATGAGCAAGATACAGATAATCATTGACAGCATAGCAGGAGCTGTCGGAGCGGTTTTAGGCTTTATGTACGGAGAGGTTACGGGGCTGTTCTGGGCGTTGATAGCGTTTATGGCGCTGGACTATATCACAGGTGTGGTTGTGGCAATCATAGAAAAGCGCTTATCATCAGAGGTTGGTTTCAGAGGTCTGGCAAAGAAGTTTCTGATACTGGTCTTTGTAGCAGTTGGCCATATTGCCGATACATACATACTCGGTGGAACGCCT